CGGTTCTGCCTTAGCTGCTTCTTTTTCCCTTTCAGCTTTCTGTGCTTGTGCCTCGGCTGCCTTCTTGCCTAACTCTCTAAGTTTTTCCGTAGCATCGGCTTCTCTCTTCTTAAGTCCTTCTATTTTCTGTATTCTCTCGTCTTTATCACTGATACCGGCCTCTGCTGCTTTAATTCTTGCCCTAACTTTTAACAATGCTGCCATCTTAGCCAATCCTGCATCTGTTGATAATTCATCCATTCTGTCTAGAATAGCTTTTTCTTTATCATCAAGAATTTCTTTTTTCTTATCAGCAAGCTCTCTAATTTTATCCTTTTGCTCTTTAGTTTCTGCTTTCGCAACCCTATCATCAGTATCATCATCTATTTTATACTTAGTACTTAAAACCTGAGCAAGTTGCTTTGCGTTATTCGTTATCTTGGTCGCTTTAATTGGATTCTTGACAAAATCTAAAAGGCCTTCAGATACCTCGTTCTCGTCTACCGATATGATCTGTAGAAAGATAAGAGCTTCTATTTCTTCAGGCGTAAGGTAGTTTATACCTGTTTCGTTAAGTGCGTCCAGGGTGTCCCTTTTTACCTCAGATTCAACCAGTTGATACTCTGATAATGTCATTAATCTCATCGCAAAAAATTATTTAAGAAAACGTAAAAGATATAAAGTTGAATTAATTAAAGTCAAAACTTCATCTATCAAATTTTGTATAGAAGAGTCATCCGTTAGATTAGTTCTACTGTTTTCGATCGAAGTCCTTAGATCGGTAAAGTAAAGTACAACCTGATCAGTTGACATATATTCTATAACGGGAACAGTTAAGTAATTTTTAATCAAACCATATTTGCCTTGATAAGATTCAACTAAGCTGTCTGTTAGGCCATCGATACCCTCGTAGTATTTTTGTAAAGCTTTATGCGCTGCAAAAGAATCAGTCTGGAGATGAAATATATGGGCCTGCGTTTGTGATGCAAGCAGGTGAGAAACAAATGAAGTAAAATCCATGTTCTCAACCGCTTCGTTTACTGATTCATTTACAGTATCAAAAGAATTAAAGTTTTTAACCATTATTGTTGTTCTATTTTTGCTAATTGAGTATAGTAAGAAGGATCTTCGACAAGGTGATCCATTGCTATTTCTTTGGCCAAATCCTCGTCGCCGGTATGTTCTTTTTCAACTTCTATGCCCGCTTCTAGCTCTTTTTGAATTTGGTCAATATCTACAGAGTGCTTGTCCGCGATATCTTGTGAGGTCATTCCAGAAGATAAGCCACCTTTAATTGCTTCTTCTGTAAATAGTTCAAATGTTTTAATATGCTTCATGTATTATATATCACAGGAAAATAAAAAAAGGGACCCGAAGGTCCCTTTAGAATCTAAGTTGATTCAGATTAGATTAACGTGTAACCTGACTGGAATTCAACTTTGAAGGTTAAGTACATAGTCTCAGGGAAGAAACCAGCGTCAACTAGAGCGAATCTAGACTTAACTGCAATCTTAGGAGCCATAGTACCTTCTGCGATAGTCTGTACTGATTCAGCCATCAAGTAAGGCATGAATACAAGACCAGGAGAGTTACCGTCACCTTTTCTACCTACAGCGATTCTAGTGTCTCCCCAGCCCATGTTAGGATCAACATAAACTGCAACACCAGCGATAGCACCAATTGGGTAGAGTGAACCACCGTTTTGGTTAACTGTATTAGAAAGTGGATATGGAGTAAATCCAGCGATATCCTGAAGAGCTGAAGCAACTTGGCCATTTACAACCGCGAAGTTAGCCGCTCCTCTTCTACCTCTGATAGCGATTACGTTGGTAGCAGCAAGGATCTTAGAAAGGATTCTTCTCTGTAAAGTACCGCCGTTATCACCTGAGGTAGGTACAGTGGTTCCAGTAGGAATAACTACAGGAGCTCCGCCGTTTTCACCAACACCGATGTTAACGTTTACAGTAGTTGAAGCTGCGTTAACAACCAAGTTAAGGTTAGTTCCATCTACATTGTAAACATTCTGTGCGTTAGTTACGCCTAATCTAAAGATTCTCTCGAGGATAAGCTTGTTGATTGACTGGGTCAATTCGTTAACTAATACAGCTTCAACTTGTGCAACTGCATCGATACCGAACTGCTTAAGGTCTTGAACTTGCTCTCTAGTTACAGCAGCAGCAACTTGGAAAGTTTGAGCTTCTACTGATTTGTTGAAGAGAGTAAGACCCATAAGGTTATCAACGGTATCTTCACCTTCTTGTCTTAAGTAAGGCTCGCTTGAAGATACGTTGTTGAAACCACCTGCTGCTCCTGAGTTAGCGGCAAAGCCTCTACCAGAGAAACCAGTAATGTGATCTTCAAGAGCTTTAACAAGCTCAGCAGCACCTGATGAAAGAGCTGCAACTTCAGTTCCAGCGTTACCAGCTGAACTAGTCCATAAGTAACCACCAGCTACAGTAGCTGCGATGGTCTTAGAACCAGCTGCGCCATTCTCTCCTCTATAGTTAGTAGAAGAAGAAGAAGTGTAAGCGTTAACTTTAAAGATTGGGAAACCATCAATTCTAGAGTTTCCTACGTAGGTAAGAGTGTAGATCAAACCAGTAGAAGTACCGGTGCTTGAAGTGCTATCGCCTAAGAAGAAAACAGTGTTGATATCAGACTCGCCAAGCTCTTCACCAGAGTTGTAAGTCAAGTTCAGTTTGATCATCAAAGGAGATTCTACTGAATCTAGTCTACCACCTGCATAGATGAAGTCTAAGTAAGTAAGAATTCCAAGAGGACCATTCATTGGAACAACTGGAACAAGATCCAAACCTACAGTTTGAGCTGCAACTTGCATAGCAAGAGGAAGCAAGCTGAATGGCTTGTCACCAGAACCAGGAGTTTGGTTTGAGAACTGAGTGGTTAAACCAGGATCTCCAGGGAACGCAACTGCACCCATACCATACAAGTTCATGTTTGGATTAAGGTGAACTACGTTATTAACGTTTTCGTGAAGCTGGTGGAAATGGCAGTACTTAGACATCCATGCCAACTTGCTTCTCTCCGAAACGCCGGTAGCAGACTCAATCACGGGGGCCCATGTCTTGAGAACTTCTGCTTCATTAATAAGTTGATTCATTTCGTGTTTTTTATTTTTGTTTTTATTTAGATAAACTTCTGCTTTATGCTTCTTAGCAGATTATTTAGTTATATATACGGTGTGTATAATTTTTTTATAATTCTCTACCCATTTTTCTAGCAACGGATGCTCTGATACTTTCTAGGTAAGTGTTTTGAGATTCGTTAACAACCTCTTCAGATGCAACCTTGCTTTCATTAATTGTTTGCAAGCTAACCTGAACTGGTCTTAAATCTCTAGTTTGCCAGAAATTATCAATCTGATACTGGGTGTTAAGAGGATAAAGATTGCTTTGAGCAACGATTGCATTTCTGTGAGATTCAGATAAAGCTTCCCATTGCTTCATGTATTTTTCGGGCATATTCGTAATGAAGTTTAGCTTTTCAGGCTTATTTACGAAAGTTGATTCCCAAATATATTCTACGTCTTTCGCACCAAAGTAGTTATTGGTTTTGAAAGCTTCGACTAAAAGAGTTTGCTTTTCTTCGGTGAGAGATTTAAACTCATTTCTTTTTGATTCATTTAAGAATCTCAAGAAATGTAAATCCGACTTCTGCTCTTCTACTTTCTCAGCTTTAGCGCTTTCTACAAGTGCATTTAACTTTTCTTCAATAGAAGATTTGTAATCTTTAGATTGATTGACAGTAGATTCGCTAACAGTATTAGTTGGTGTTTGTACCATAATACTGCCCGATTCTACGATTTTATTTACGCTTTCAGCTACATACTCTGAATAGTTACCTACTGTTTCAATATTCTCCTTTAGGTAATTAGTGTAGCCGATAAGTTTGTCTGCATTTTCAGCAAGATATTCTTGATACGAGATAGACTTATCTAAATTCTCAGCCAAGTAATTTGCATAGGAGATATTCTTATCAAGACTTTCAGCAAGATATTCTTGATAGTTGATTGATTTCTCCAAATTTTCTCCGATATAATTAGAGTAAGAAATACTATTATCAAGATTCTCAGCTAAGTAATTTGCATAAGAGATATTCTTATCAAGATTCTCTGCTAAATAATTAGTATAAGACTTTAATTCCTGAGACTCGGTGATAGTGCTATCAAGATTCTCAGCCAAGTACTCAACGTACTTTTGAAGCTTATTATAATTCTCAGCGATATGCTCGGCGTATTGAACGAGCTTATCCATCTTATTGTGTTTTTCAGAAGAAGATTTTAACTCCTCTTTAAGTGAAGTAATTTCGTCCTTAAGATACTCTGAGTACTTATTGAAATCTTCTACAGAAACGCTATTTTCCATAACCTTTGTGTTGTTTTGATATTTATCATTGTTCTTTTCGGTTTCATAAGACTCTCCTATTTCATAGATAAAAAGATCATCACTATCTGAAAAACCATATGATTCATTTACTCTTTTAAGCTCAGCATTCTCAAAACCTGGATCTGCTACTAAATCGTAAGTGAATAATTTTTTAATTGAAACTTTACCGTTTTCATCTACATTACCGGCTGCTCTAGAGCTAATATGCAAAGGGATACCATCTTCGATTAATTTTCTAGCCTGTATTCCTTTATCGGTATTTAAAAGTCTAATACGGCCCATTACCTTTTTAGTGCTTGGATCGTATTCTAATTTTTCAATAACGTGAGAAACGTTTCCTAAAGAAATGTCAAAACTTTTTGGGTGATCTAATTCTCCTAAAAGCTTAGATGTTTTTACTTTGTTTTGCAATTCTTTGATATGAGGAAGCACTTCAGCCTCTTCATAAATTCGATTGTTTTTGTTTTTTACACCTATCTCTGTAAAAACACCCTCAAGGACAACTGCGCCGTCTTCAGATTTCTGAACTAACGAAGACCCTGATCTCTCAAGAATGAGTAGATTTTTATTCGACATTTTTAGTATTTTTTTTATATATTTAATGTAAATAGTATTTTATATATCATACGCCCAGATCAAGTTCATCTGAACCCAAATCAGCATCAAGCTCATCGCTAGCAGCAGGTTCTCCGTCTTTCTTAAATTTACCCTTATCTTCTCCTGCTATAATGCTTTCTGCATCTTCTTTTGAATATCCTTCTTTCTGAAGAGCTTCCATTTGTTTGAATCTCTCGTTCATCTTTAAGTCTTCTTGCGTAAATCCACCGTATCTCTGTACTAAGAAGTCAAGATTGAAATAAGAAACTTCATTTAAGTCTGCATCTTGTTGAACCAGTGAGTCTTTCAGCGTAGTAATGAATTCGATTCTTTTAGTAGCCAAATCCATTGACTTCATCTCTTCAAATACGTTCTCCTTATTGAATTTGATTGTGAAGTTTGACTTAAAATTGAAATCATCGCCAAGAGCTGGATTGTCCAGCACCATTTGAATATAAGTAGGCTTGACAAGAATTTCCTGCCAAATTGATCTTAATCGGTTTATGAACTTGGCAAACTTTATTTCTTCTCGTAGCATTCCTTCTGCTGCAATTTCATAGGTAGCAGGGCTATCCACGTCAAAGCGGCTAAACGGAATTTTAGAAGCGAGTTTTAATTTATCAGAGAAATACTTTAAAGTTTCTGTGTCTGACAAATCTGGGCCATCTCCACCCATTGGTTCAATTTGAGGCTCTTCGCCATCTTTAGAAGGTAACCAGTATTCTTTCGAGAATTGCATCATCGGTTTACCGTTGACTGAAAGTTCTCCAGAATCATAATCAAAATCGATAATCTCTCTATAGTTGTGCATCAATTGTGAAAGAGATTGCTTTGCTCTCGTCTTTGATTTACCGCCAACCGGGATGATGAATTTCATTTTCCAGCTGGCGTTTGTAACAGCCCAGATAATTCTTGACTGTTCCATAATTCTAAGTAAGTTGAAAGATCTTACAAGTCTTTCTGCATATGAAA